GCCTCTACAAATGGTCAGAGCCGTAGGTCAGGACACATTCCAACCAAAAATCGGGTTTAAGACTCGTTACGGAATGGTTGCTAACCCATTTGCTGAAGGTCTTACACAAGGTGTAGGTGCTCTTACAGCTAATGCTAACCGCTACTACAGACGTGTTAAGGTAACAAACCTAATGTAATTCGATATCGAATTCAATACAAAGACCTCCTTCGGGGGGTCTTTTTTTATGTCTTCATGAGTTTCTCATGATTTTCTATATAGTTTCTATATAGACTTTTTAAGGTTTCGTAACACTTGACAAGTTTTTAAAGTCTGCTACAATAAATAAAATCACTTTACGATTAAAAAGCATGTCCAACTCTTTTGATTTCTTCTCTCCTAACGATACACGCTGGAAGAGGGCAGGTGGTGGTAGACCTCAACGTCCTGAGTGGGAGTTATGTCCTCCTGGATCCTGTTGGTTTTCCCCTGCTTCCTTCGAGGAAGTAAAAGCAGGTAAGAAGCGTCCTGGTATCCCTGCGAGATTCCAAGGTGAATACACTACTAGCGGTGGAGAATTCCAAGGTCAATGGGGGTATCAAGTTTACCGCAAACCTACTCCATCACCCAACCTAACACAGACGTTAGCATCTGCATAACAACACAGACCTCCTTCAGGGGGTCTTTTTTTATGGTATGATACCTAAATATTAGTGCAGAATAGGTATAGCCATGAACGGTAGGCTGACTAAGGTTGACATGACATCCAAACTCATGCAACTTAAAAGAGAGTTACACTATAAGTGTGAGATAGGAGAGAAAGGTAAGTGGGAATGTATAGGTGCAGACCTTTATCTAAATAAAGCACTAGACGTACTAGACGAATATTATATGTAATGCTACAATGGACACATGACAGAGGAAATGATCAGAAAGATCTCCTACACCAAGGAGGAGGTCGATATACTAATTGCTGAGGCAGTTGCAGAAGCACGACGCATAGATGAAGAGTCAATGCGTAAGCATAATCGTGACGCTACTATCATCAGTATGATCCTGGGGTTCACTTGTCTAGCATTATTTGTTGATGGTCTCCTAAGAATACTAGGTATCATCCCACCATTTATGAATATCGATGTTGATATCATTGATCAGATTGTAGATAGGGTAGAGCAAGATGTTATACCACAGGTTGAGAAGTATAAGAGTTATATACCAAGGATATAAATATGTTAAGCAAGGACTATAGACTTAGACTGTCTGTTATTGCCTGTAAGACTCGTCTTAATAGGGAAGTCAGTCTAGATGATAGGATTTGGGCTCAGAAATTAGTTGAGCATAACAACCATGCCAGAGGAATCTGGGAAAGAATGACATGACTACTTGGAATAAACAAATAAGTAACAGGAACTTCCTATCTCCCATAGGGTTCAAGTTTAGTCTTGCTAAGTTCCCGAAGGTATCTTACTTTTGTCAGACAGCTAACATACCTAGTATGAATCTTGGTATACAACAGCAGTCAACACCATTCAGATCATTACCATTAGAAGGATTCATTGAATATGATCCACTAACACTATCATTCCTTGTAGATGAGGATCTAGAGAACTATCTTATACTACATAACTGGATACGTGCACTGGGTACTCCTGATGATACAATGGAGAGGACAAATTATAAGTTAAAGATGGCTCAGGAGTTTGGTAAAGATAACAACGACCTGTATGCTGATGGTACATTAATGGTATTGAATAGTAATTTCAACCATAACTTTGATATAGTATTTGAAGACCTTATACCCATAGGGTTGAATGCATTGGAGTTTAATGCTAGTGTAGATGGTACAGAGTATGCTACAGCAAGTGTATCATTTAGATACTTAGCATTTCAAATAAGATCTTCAGAAGATACTAAGAGGAATACACAACTAACATAATGAATCTTGAGAAAATTGAGGAGCTGTGGGCAAAGGATGCTGAAGCATTTTTCGATCACAGGGATCTACCTGAGTTGCTTGCCAACGATAGTATGGAAACTCCCAGACTCCATGCAAAGTATTTGCAATTACACAATGAATTTAAACTTATGATGTCTGATACACAGACAAAGTATAATAAGTTGTATAAAGAGAAGTGGTTATATTACAACGGTAAGGCACCATCACAGGTATATGCAGAGAAACCCTTTGATCTTAAGGTATTGAAGGGTGATCTTGATATGTTCATTGATAGTGATGATGATGTATGTCGAGTCAAGCAGAAAATAGACTACCTAGAAACTTGTATAAATTCTATTGATAGGATACTTAAGGAGATCCACAATAGAGGATTTGCTATTAAGAATACTATTGAGATTGTGAAGTATTATGGTATCCGATGACAACAATCACCAAAAAGAATGAAACCTTTTTGAAAGTTGAAGCAGAACCTCACCTCCACAAGGAGTTGAGTGAACACTTTCAGTTTGAGGTACCTGGTGCAAAGTATATGCCAGCAGTCAAACGAAGATACTGGGATGGAAAGATAAGATTGTATTCACCTGGTACTGGTGAGATATATGTTGGTCTATTTGATTACCTTACCGACTACCTAGAGCAGAAGGGGTATGATTATGAGGTAGAAGAAGATAAATATTATGGTAGACCTAATGAGGTTGAGGAGTATGTCACACCTGAAGGCACAGCGGCTTTTATTCGTGCTCTTAGGATCCCCTTTAAGATCAGAGATTACCAGCTTAAAGGAATTTACTCTGCGATTAAATTTCGTCGCAAGCTTTTACTATCCCCCACGGGCTCGGGAAAATCGTTAATAATATATGCATTGGTGCGTTGGCACCTGTTAAAGGAGAGATCTATATTAATTATTGTACCAACTGTGTCTCTAGTAGAGCAGTTGTATAAAGATTTTCAAGACTATGGTTGGCATGCTAAGGATGTCTATAAGATCATGGGTGGAGTGGAGAAATATACAGATGAATCAGTAGTAATTAGCACGTGGCAGAGTATATACAAGGAACCTAAGAGATTCTTTGAAAGATTTGACGTTATCATAGGTGATGAAGCACACCAGTATAAGGCGAAGAGTCTTACTGGGATACTAACTAAGTGCATGGATGCGAAGTATCGTATAGGTTTGACTGGTACCTTAGATGGTATGGAAGCACATCAATTAGTGCTAGAAGGATTGTTTGGTAGGGTTGATAGGGTAACCAAGACAGTAGAATTAATGAAGCAAGGACACCTAACACCATTGAGGGTGCGGGTTGTACTACTAAGACATGGGTGGGTACCATTTGATCACTATCAACAGGAGATGGATTATCTCTGCATGCACACCAGACGTAGTAACTTCATCACTAATCTGGCACTAGATTTAAAGGGTAACACTCTTATACTGTTCAATTACATAGAGAAGCACGGAGAACCTCTATGGGAAATGATAAATAATAAGGTAAGTAAAGATCGTAAGATTTTCTTCATACACGGTGGTGTTGATGCTTATGAGAGAGAAGAAGCACGTAGTATATGTGAACGTGAAAAGGATGCTATAATATTGGCATCATATGGAACCTTCTCTACAGGTATTAACATTAAGAATTTACATAATGTTATTTTTGCATCTCCTAGTAAGTCTAGGGTGAGAAACCTACAATCTATAGGTAGAGTATTGAGGAAGGGTGATAATAAAGCACAGGCAGTGTTGTATGACATTGCTGATGACTGCTCTAAGGATCACCAATATAATTATACTCTTCGACATCTATCTGAAAGGATCAAGATATACGAAGAGGAGAAGTTTGATTATGAAATAACTAAGGTTAATCTTAAGAAATGACAATTAACTATATCGTACACGATCAAGAATTCTTTGGAGTAATGAAACTTAAGTCAGGTGAAACTTTACTTGGCTCTATGATTGCAACAGAAGAAGATTCTTGTCCAGGAAAAACTACTTTTTATGTACAAGATCCTGCACAACCACAAAACCATGAAGTGAATAAAGATGGACAGTTAGGTATAGCAGTTGGTCTTATAAAGTGGATGATGTTTGCTGATGAAGAATTCTATATGGTAACTGAGGATAACATAGTCACTGTGGCACCTATGGCTATGGATGCTGTACTCATGTATAAGATGTGGGTAAGGAAGGAGAAGGGTACTAATAAGAATGAGGTTGAGATCAAGATGAATAAGAATATGGGACTGGTGGGTAAGGTAACAGATGCTAGAGCAAAACTCGAAGATTTCTGGAAGCGTACTAATTCTTGACACCACGATCATTAAGTTGTATGATGTATACAGGTGAGATAACAATATGGCAAGAGCTGTGGCAAGGAAACAAAAACAACATTACGTTGACAACAAGAAATTTTTAGCTGAGATAACTGCTTATCGTCAGGCAGTTGATGAAGCTCGTACTTTAGATAAAGAGAAACCGAGGATAACACATTACCTTGCCGAATGTTTTCTAAAGATAGCAACACATCTATCATTCAGACCTAACTTTATCAACTACATGTATAAGGAAGATATGATATCTGATGGTGTTGAAAACTGTGTCCAGTATATTGATAACTTTGATCCTGCTAAGTCAAAGAATCCCTTTGCTTATTTCACCCAAATAATTTACTACGCATTTCTCAGACGTATTGCTAAAGAGAAACGTCAGATGGATATAAGAGATAAAATAATAGAGAAGAGTGGGTATGAGCAGGTCTTCCACTCAGATAATAATGATGATCATGCTGATATGAATCAGATCAAGGGTCGTATTGAAACTAATATGAGGAACTGATGACTGATTTATGGGCTGGTTATAGATCAGCAGTCTTTGATGTGTTCCCCGACTTAAAATTTGAATCTAATCATGCAACGTGGGAGAATAAGAAAGGTACTAAGTTAACTGCTGATCTATACAGTGGTAAGTATTTCCTCAAGTCTAGGCATGTAGATATATGGGATGGAAAGAAGCTTAATATACACAATAATATCATATATCCTAAGACACCAGAGGTAGGAGATGAGATAGTCCCTTGCTTTGGTATGGACTTGATGGGATTTAGTGATAAGAAGGTTATAATAGTATTTGATTTCCAACATCCAACAGATAATTATCTCTTAGATGTACCACCATTACCTAAGACAACAGAGAAGTATCGTTTCTTTGAACCAGGTAATCATTTCTCTAATAATATATTTGTAAGACACTGTACGGCAGATCTTGTTGACACATATCTACCCACATTCAAATATTATCTGTCACTTTATAAGGAGATGATAGATAGGAATAAACCTACTGGTATGGATGGTAATTATTACCATGACTTTGATAAGTATATGATCAAGTTGGATCCTATATCAGGGTATTTGGGTAGTGCTTTTGGTAAGGAAGAGTCGGAAAAAATAATCAAGGAATTCTTTTTTAGTTATGCAGAATGATTTAGTACAGGATATAGCAGTACTGCTATCATATACTATGCAGGACATTCCTGGTGTGGAGAAGATGGTGAGTCCTATTCCTGAAGTAAGTAAGGATGGGATATCTATTAAGAATACAATGTATAAGAGTCCTGTCTTAAGGAAGATGCACCTTGAGTTAGCAGAGATTAATAACATGAGGATACTACATTGTGTATTATTTCCTGATGTCCATTATAAATTACCTATATTTGGGTGTGACATCGTTGCTAATGAGAAGACAGTGACTGCTGCTATAGTTGATGTGTCACCTCAGCATGGTGTACCTGAGACT